TGCCAAAAAATATAGATCGTGAGCGGTCCCGGATGGCAGCCAAGCAGTCGCCTCAAAACCAGCGACAAAAAGCCACCTATGAAACCAGAAAAAAGCAGTCTGCTTCTTGGAATAAGACGGTGGCTGCGGCTGGCAGAGACATCGGCAGCGTTCCGCCGGTCAAGGACGCCAAGCGACGCGACGCCTGCAGGGCAGACTTCCGCCAGTTCTGCGAGGTGTACGGGTCGGAGTCGTTTCCTCTCGCGTGGTCTGCGGACCACCTGACAGCCATCAGCAAGATTGAGGCTGCGGTGCTGCGTGGCGAGCTCTTTGCGTTTGCGATGCCGCGCGGCTCTGGCAAGTCCACGCTGTCTATCTGGGCGTGCATGTGGGCCATGCTCTGCGGGCATCGCTCGTTCGTCATGCTCATCGGCTCTGACCAGGCTATCGCCTGCCAGATGCTCGACACGCTCAAGAGCCACCTTGAGCAAAACGACCTGCTGGCCGAGGACTTCCCGGCAGCGTGCTATCCGGTGCGAGCACTTGAAGGCATTACCGCTCGCGTGCGTGGCCAGACGTGCGAGGGCGAGCCGACGCACATGGGCTGGACGGCAGACAAGGTGACGTTGCCGTGGATTGCCGGTGCCGAAAGTGCTGGTGCAGCTGTGCGTGTCGCTGGCATCACTGGCCGCATCCGTGGCGTCAGTCACACAAGGCCAGACGGCAAAACCATCCGCCCAAATCTTTGCCTGATTGATGACCCGCAGACTGACGAGTCCTCGGCGTCACCGTCGCAGGTTGCCACCCGTGAACGCATCCTCTCCGGTGCAATCCTCGGGCTGGCCGGGCCGGGGGCGAAGATTGCAGGGCTGGCAACCGTTACTGTGATCCGGCCTGACGACCTAGCTGACCGGGTGCTCGACAGGATGCGGCATCCGTCGTGGCAGGGAGAACGGACCAAGCTCGTCTACGAGTGGCCGACTGCTGACGAGCTCTGGGGCCAGTACGCCGAGATCCGCCGCGAAGGCCAGCGAAGCGGGCAAGGCACCGCAGCTGCCGACGAGTTCTACAAGAAGAACAAGAAGGCGATGGACGCCGGGTCTCGCGTGGCGTGGCCCGAGCGTAAGCACGACGACGAGCTCACGGCTATTCAGCATGCGTGGAACCTACGGATTGACCGTGGTGAGTCTGCGTTCATGGCGGAATATCAAAACCAGCCGCTCGCTGACGACATCGCCAGTGACAAGCTAGACAAGCGGGCTCTGTCTGCTCGAGCTCTAACGCTTTCGCGTGGAACGGTGCCGCTTGCTCACCAGACTCTGACGGCATTCATCGACGTGCAGGACAAACTGCTCTACTGGCTCGTCTGCTCATGGGGCGAGTCGTTCGGCGGTCACGTCGTGGCCTACGGCACTTACCCTGACCAAGCCAGCACGTTCTTTGAGGCGAAGAACGCCAAGAAGACGTTGGCACTTGCCGCCAAGGGTGCCGGGTTTGAAGGTGCCCTGTCTGCGGGCCTTGAGTCACTCACGCAGATCCTGCTTGGCAAGGATTGGAACCGCGAGGACGGCGTGCCGATGCGAGTGCGTCAGGTGCTCATTGACGCAGGCTGGGGACAGTCAACGGAAGTCGTGCGGACGTTCTGCCGCCGGTCCACGTTTGCGGCAATGCTGTTGCCGAGTCACGGCAAAGGTATCGGAGCCTCTGGCGGGAGCCTGACGGAGAAGAAGGGTCGCGGCGAGCGGCTCGGGCTCAACTGGGTGATGCGGCAGACCGCTACCAATCAACGGTATGGCGTTTACGAAACGAACTTCTGGAAGACGTTCTCTGCGGCGCGGCTCCGCCTGGCGATCGGCGATCCCGAGGCTATCACGCTCCACGCTGGCGACCACGACATGCTCGTTGAGCATCTGACCAGCGAGTATCCGGTGCGAACAGAGGCACGCGGGCGAGTCGTGGATGAGTGGAAGCTAGACAGCCGGCGAGAGAATCACTGGTGGGACTGCCTTGTGGGCTCTGCGGTGGCGGCGTCAATGGCAGGCGTGCATCCAGTGGCGACAGAGGCGGGAGGCAGACAGCGTAAGAAAGTGACAATCCCCAGCGGCCCAAACGGGAAACGTGTCATCCAACTCAAGCGGCTGAAATGAACCAGATCACTCTGACCACAGTCGATGGTCTAGACCCTCGGGACATGGTGGCAATCCGCTCGCGGCTGACCAAGCCGGGCAGCGATTTTCAGATTGAAGTTGCCACAGTTCTGGAAGGAGAAGGAAGTAGCTGCACGCCGATGGCGGTCTGGCATTGTGACGGTTCAATGGTCGGCTGGTGTTGTTCTCACGTCTGGCGTGGCATGCAGACGCTTGAGCAGTTTGTGGAGGACAGATACCGAAACACTGGCAAGGCGACTGCACTGACTGCGTTCATGCTGTCCGCTGGCGTAATCAACGCTGGCAAGGTTGTCGCCGTGTTTTCTCCATACACGGCAGACATCGCCCGCAAGCTGGGCTGCGCTGAAGTCGTTCTCTTTGAACGACGCGGCGAGGATTGGGCCGAAGTCTGACGGCATACCCGGTCTGATTCTGCCGTTCTCTCCCGTAGCGTTGCTCGCATGAGCGACGAACTGCGCGACAAGATCGCCGAGACAGCCACCGGACCAAAGCGAGTCCGCACCGATGCCGGTGAAGTTGAGGCACAGGACGTCGCCTCAATGATTGAGGCTGACAAGTACCTGTCTGCGAAGACGGCAGCCACGACGAAGACTCGCGGGCTGCGGTTCAACAAACTCCTGCCGCCGGGCACTTTCTGATGGGCTTGTTTTCAAACTGGTTTGGGCGAACGCAGCCGACGAGGCAGATGCCTACGTCGTCAAAGTTTGTCCGCGCACGGTTTGACGCAGCCGAAAGCATTGACGACAGGCGGCACTGGGCCAACGCCGACTGGTTCTCTCTTGACGGTGCGCTGACGCCTGTGGTGCGGCGGACGATGCGGAACCGTGCTCGTTATGAGCGGAATAACAACTCGTACCTCGCCGGCATCTGCGAGACGCTGGCAACCGACTTGGTCGGCACCGGGCCGCGACTGCAACTCAACACGGGTGATCAAGACGCAGACCGCATTGTTGAGCAAGCGTTCTTTGACTGGTCGTGGCACGTCAACCTAGCTGAGAAGCTGCGGACGATGCGTCAGTCAAAGCTCATCGACGGCGAGTCGTTTGCGATGTATTTCACCAATCCGAAGCTGGATGGCGTCCAACTTGACATCCGGCTCATTGAGGCCGAGCAGGTCGCAACGCCTGTCGGCCTCTACATCCCAGACACGACGCCGGAAGGCTCCATCGTTGACGGTCTTGAGTTTGATGATGTCGGCAACGTCATTGCATACAAGGTGCTCAAGTACCACCCTGGCAGCAACTGGCAGGTCAGCAACTTTCAGTACAACCGCATTCCGGCAGAGCTAGTCGTTCACTGGTTCTCGCGGCAGCGACCGGCCCAGCATCGTGGAGTGTCGGAAGTTGCTCCGGCAATCCGGCTCTTTGCCCAGCTGCGTCGCTACACAGATGCGGTGCTGGCGGCGGCTGAGACTGCTGCGGACTTTGCAGCGTTTCTCCACAGCAACTCGCCTGCCGCCGAGGTGGACGACGTTGATGCGTTCGCAGAGATGCCCATCGAAAAGAGAACGATGGTGACGCTGCCGGAAGGGTGGAACGTCTCGCAGCTAAAGGCCGAGCAGCCAACTAGCACCTACGCAATGTTCAAGAGGGAGATCCTCAACGAGATCGCGCGTTGTCTGCAGATTCCATACAACATCGCAGCGCTGGACTCGTCGTCTTACAACTACGCCTCTGGCCGCATGGATCACCAGATTTACACGTCAAATCAGCGTGTTCTGCGTGATGAGCTTGAGCGGCAAATGCTTGACCGCACGCTCCGCATGTGGCTTGACGAAGCCGTGCCGCTGGGCCTCGTTCCTCGAGGTCTTCCGCCGATCAACGAGTGGAACTGGGTCTGGGTCTGGGACGGAAAAGAGCACGTTGACCCATCCAAGGAAGCCAACGCTGCCGAGACCAGGCTGCGAACGCACACGACGACGCTGGCGCACGAATACGCCAAGCAAGGCAAGAACTGGGAAGCAGAGCTTCGACAGCGGGCAGCAGAGATTGCGTTGATGCAGGAGCTCGGCCTGTTCATCGACCTTGAGCCTGATGGCAATTACGGCGGCGCAACACCAGAGGACGCAGCAGACTAATGAACAAGCTGAATCTAGAAACGCCTGTTGAATTTGTGTCAGCAGCTGCTGCCGATGGCATGCCTGCTGCCCCTCGCAAGTTCACGATTGAGGCATATACCGGCTCTGCGATTCGGCAGGGCTGGTCTGCCGAGCCGATCGTCATCGACCTGGCTGGCATGAAATACAACCAGCGCATCCCGATTGTGATGGGACACGAGTACACGCTTGGCTCAATCCTCGGGCAGGCCACCAGCGTTCGTGCCGAGAACGGCCGCCTCTACGTTGAGGGCGAGATCCTCGCGGAGTCTGAGCTCGCACGGCAGGTGACTGCCTTGGCTGAGAAGGGATTCGCGTGGCAGGCGTCTGTTGGTGCCGACGTGATGCGGCATCAAAAGGTTGCCGCCGGCGAATCTGTAACCGTCAACGGGCAGACCTTCATGGGTCCAGTCCGCATCGTCAAGGCTTCCAAGTTGCGGGAAGTCTCGTTTGTCACTTTGGGCGCGGATGACGCAACGTCCGCCCGCATCGCTGCCGAAGAGGCAGAGGAGCTACTCATGGCGGATCACGCCAACGAAACGCCCGCCGAGGTCATTGAGACCAAGGTGGAAGCCACGGCGGCTGTCGTCGTGGAGCCCAAGGTCGAAGCCAGCGCGGACGTGTCTGCGTTTGAGGCCAAGATCGAAGCCATGCAGAAGGAAATGGACAACATGAAGCAAGTCATTGCCACCCGTGAGAGCCGCGCTCCGGCTGTTCACGTCGTTGAGCAGGTGAAGAACGACAAGGTCATTGAGGCGGCTCTTTGCCTCCAGGGCGGTCTGCCGAATGCTGACAAGGCGTTCGACGCTCGCACGCTGGAAGCTGCCGACAAGGTCAGGCGTACCACCTCCATCGGCGAAGTGCTGATTGAGGCCGCTCGTGCCAACGGCTACACCGGCTCCAGCCGGATTTCCGCTTCCAACGCCGAGCCGGTTCTGAAGGCTGCGTTTGCGACGCACGACATCAGCAACTTGCTTGGCGCTCTCGTCAACAAGTTCCTGCTCAACGGCTTCAACGCCGTCGAGTCGTCGTGGCAGGAAGTCAGTGCGATCCGGTCGGTCAACGATTTCAAGGCGATCAACCTCCTGCGTCTCAACGGCGACATGAAGTTCCGCAAGATCGGCAACGCCGGCGAACTCAAGGTCGCTCAGGCTTCCGATACGAAGCGGTCGGTTGCTGCTGACACCTACGGCATCAGCACCCAGCTGACCCGTCAGGACATGATCAACGACGACCTCAACGCGCTGTCGCAGATTCCGCAGCGGATGGGTCGTGGTGCTGCCCTCGCCATGAACGAGGCGATCTGGTCGGAGTTCCAGAGCAGCAACAGCAGCTACTACCAGGCGGCGACCGCTGCCGCCGGTAATGCTCTGTCGCTGTCCTCGCTGAAGACGGCCACCACCGCCTTCCGCAAGCTCAACGACCCGGACGGCAACCCGCTGGGCATCGCTCCCCGCGTGCTGCTTGTTCCGCCGGAGCTGGAGATCACCGCTGCGGAACTCATGACATCGGCGTTGCTCATCTCCGGCAACACGACCAAAGAGCCCAACGCGAACGTGCTCCAGGGTCGGTATCGCGTCGTCGTGTCGAACTACCTCACGTCGGCCTCGACGTGGTGGCTCGCCGCCGATTCGGTTGACCTCCCGGCGCTCGACGTGGTGTTCCTCAACGGTCAGCAGGCTCCGACCATCGAGCAGGTGGCACCGGATTACCAGCTGCTCGGCGTGGCGATCCGAGGTTTCTTCGACTTCGGCGTGACGAAGTCCGAGAGCCTGTCGTGCTACCGCATGGCCACCGCTTGATCCTGACAACTGCAAACCGTGTCCGCCGGGCGGGAGCCAAAGCCCGCCCGGCGGCATAACCAAAAACGAAAACTAACTTTCAAAGAAAGAGGTGATACTCATGGCCGATTACTATCAGGATGGCGACCTTATCAACTACACGCCGAGCTCGGCTGTGGTTGCCGGTGCCGTCGTTGTTCTCAATGACCTGGTGACCGTTGCTCCTCGTCCGATCGCTGCCAACCAGCTTGGTGCCGTTGCGGTTGAGGGTGTCTTTAAGCTGCCGAAGGCTTCCGGTGCGATCGGCCAGGGTGCCATCGTTTACTGGGACTCCACCAACAGCAACGTGACGACGACCAGCAGCGGCAACAAGCGTGCTGGCAAGGCTGCGGAAGCAGCTCTGTCCGGCGACGCCACCGTGCCTGTGTTGCTCAACATCGGCTGAAGTGATTCGTCCACACTGCAAGCCGCTGGCGGTCGCGTCATCCTTTCCGCGCCGCCAGCGGTCTTGTAGACGAGGTGCCAATGTCTGACCTACTCGCCAGCGGTGCGGCTTGGCTCGCTGACCAGTTGGCAGCGGGTGCGGCGAGGCCGTGTCGCTACTATCGCGGTGCAGATTACGGCATTGTCAACGCCACAATCGGCAGAAGCCAATTTGAGGCGCAGAACACAAGCGGCGTCGTTGAGACGTGGCAGAGCAGGGATTTCATTATCCGCGCCGGATCGTTGCCGTTTGGCGAGCCAATGCGCGGCGACAAGATTGTTGAGCAGATTGGCGGCATTGATGTCACATACGAGGTGGCAAGTCCTCGAAACACGGCCTGGTGGGAATACGGTGACACGTTCAGGCAGACGGTGCGCGTGCACACAGTAGCAACTGCAGAAGCATCGCAAGCCGCCCCAACGCTCAGGGCTCGCTTCTGGGGCTCGCTTGCTTCGGCAACGATTACGGACGCCCAAATTGTTGCCAGCCTCTCCACGGACCTCGGAGGCTCTCGAGCACAGTCACGCACTATTACGGCGGCTACGGCGTATCTCTACGTTGTGCTGCCTACGTCTTTCGGCACGCCGACATTCGCTGTCAGCGGCCTGACGTCGTCGGCATGGGAGACGACGCAGCGGACGATCACGTTCTCTGGGCAGGCTGCCACAAGTTACGGCATCTACCGATCCACGTACCCGATCACCGGCACTGTCAATCTGACTGTGAGTTGACGTATGTCAAGCATCAAAGGCACGAACGTGCTCGCCCCAGTCGTGCCATTTGACACGACTGACTCTCACGCATCGCACGAGGCAAAGTACGGCAAGGGCGGCTACCGCAGCGTAGCTGACACAACCGAGAGAGACTCGATCCCGTCTCCACGCCGCGAGGCCGGGATGCTGGTTCTGACGTTGAGCGACGGCAAAGTGTGGAAGCTGGCTAGCGACTTGACGACGTGGAATGAGTTCAGTGCTGGAACGTCCTCGGCATCGTCTGTGGCGTGGACTGACATCACAGGCAGGCCAGCAACTTTCACGCCTGCTAGTCACAGCCAAGCCTGGTCAACGATCACATCAACGCCGAGCACGCTTTCCGGCTACGGCATTACAGACGCTGTTGGATCGTCTGATAGCAGGCTCACCGACTCGAGGACTCCGACGAGCCATGTTCATGGCAACATCAACAATGCTGGTGCAATCGGGTCAACCAGCGGGCAGATTGTTGTCACTACAATAAACGGCGTTTTGACAACGGCAGCGACAATTGCCTCAACAGCCGTGTCAGGTTTGCCAACAGCGGGCACAGCCTCAACAAACTACTGCGCAGGAAATGACTCTCGTCTATCAGACTCGCGCAGTCCGACATCTCACGCCAGCACTCATGCCAGCGGTGGTGCTGATGCGATTTCCATTGCTGCATCTCAGGTTTCCGGCCTTGCTGCGGTGGCAAC